ACAACAAGATCATCGGCGGCATTGGCTACAAGGGTTCCAAGCGTTATGTTCGCATGAACGGCGTTGGCACCACCGGCACCGATGCGACCGTCAAGGTCTACGGCATCCTCAATGTGCCGCACCGCGCTGCCACCACCTTCGTCGGCACCAACGTGGCTGCTACGTAACAATAACGGGGCGGTTCTAGTGAGCCGCCCTTCCCACCATCCGAAATGAACGGAGACTAGAATGGCACAGAACACAACGATCACGGTCCCTGCCGCGACTTGGACCCAGCTTACCGATGCCGACATCACCTCGATCACGTTTCAGAACATCGGCTCCAATCATTGCATGATCAAGGCGACCACGGACGGCACCGCGCCGACCACGTTCACGGGCGCAATTCGCTATAATCCAGGGCAGGGCGAACGCAATGTGGCGCTTAGTGATCTGTTCCCAGGCTTGGCTGGGCGAGATCGCCTGTGGGCTTACTCGACGGACGCGACACAGGTAGTCGTGTCTCATGCGTAGGCTTGTAAGCCCGCTTGACGGCATTCGTAGCCCGTTTGGGCCGAGGGTTGGTGACTCCACTCCTGGTGGACCCAATAGTGTTCTCCTGCTTTCCAACGGCACGGACGGTCTGCTCCTCGTTGACGGCACTTCCTTCCTTAAACTCGCATCTTCCTCGTGAGGTTGAATCATGGCTGACACCAAACTTGCTGACCTGACGGCGCTAACAACGCCCAGCGGTGATGATATTCTCTACATCGTGGACGATCCTGCTGGCACGCCGCTGGACAGAAAGATTGCGCTGGACAATTTGTTCACGCGCGGCACCATCACCGCCGACGCACCCGTGCTGAACATGTCCCAAACATGGAACAACGCGGCGGTTACGTTCACCGGACTGAAGTTTAACGTCACCAGCACGGCAAGCAATGCGTCTTCGCTGCTGATGGACCTTGGCACGGGCGGCGGGACGTTTGTAAGTAAGTTCAAGGTCGACAGGTCAGGGACTGTTTATGCCGTTAACTTCTTTGGCAACGGTGCAAGTACAGCGAACGGGTTTGGCCTCTCAAGTTCGCAAATACTTGTCTACACAAGCAACGGCACTCTCGTAAACGTTTTTGACACGAACGGCCTCAAAACAGCCAGCACAGCTAGGTTTGGGTTTACCAATACCGGAGACCCCAGCGGAACGACTGACACCATCCTCACCCGCCGCGCAGCCGCCAACCTCCGCCTCGGCGATGCTGACGCTGCCGCCCCCGTAGCCCAGACCCTCTCCGTCCAGTCCGTTGTTGCTGGCACGACGAACATCGCTGGCGCGAACCTCACCATCACTGGCTCTCAGGGCACGGGCACGGGCGCTGGCGGCTCCATCATCTTCCAAGTCGCCCCGGCTGGTTCGTCTGGCTCGGCGCAGAATGCGCTTGTTAGTGCGCTTACAATTTCAAATGAAACAGCTCTTTCAAACCTTCCGGCTTTGACATTTACTGGTCGTTACATAGACCTCCCCGATCTGTTTCCGAATATTCGGATATCCAATACACTCAGTTTTTCTATGTCCAATGGGACAACAATTGCAACATTAGCCAGCGGGCGGTTCCAGTTTTCTAGCCCGACATATTTGGGCTGGTCGGAAGATGGTAGCTCAAATGGGACTGCGGACGTTCGCCTTTTCCGCGACGCCGCCAACACCCTCGCGCAGCGGAACGGGGCGAACGCGCAGACGTTCAACATCTACCGCAGCTACACCAGCGCGTCTGTTCATAACAAGATGAGCCTCCGTAACACGGGCGTATTTTGGTTTCTTGAAACGTCCGACAATGGCACAACTGGCGGCGACCCGCTTGGCGTCGGGTCTGGCTATGGCGGATCGCCTAACAGCACGCTTGTTGTTTACGGCGCACCAATAAATTTCCGCAGCATCTCGGGAAACACTGACACTGTTTGGACAATGAGCACCAGCGGCCATTTCCTCGCAGGCACCGACAATACCTACGACATCGGCACGTCGTCGGGGAGCAGGCCGCGCGACTTTTTTCTCGCGCGGAACTTTCTTGCCGCCGGATTTGTGGCCGGTAGTTATCTCAGGGACTTTAATAATCGTTTCCACATTTATTCTGGGTCAACTGACGGAACCATCGTTTTCTACAACCAAGCCGAAACCAACTTCGACCGCCTTGCCTTCGGCGGCACCTCTGCATCCTTCCCCGCCCTCAAGCGGTCCAGCACCACGCTACAGGCAGTCCTTGCCAATGATGGCGGCTTCACCAACATCCAAGGCAAACTGACCACCGACACCGCCTACACGGCAACAACTATTGTCCCGACAGGATACCTCACCCTTTACGACAGCACCGGAACTGCATACCGCGTGCCGTGTGTCGTTTAATTCAGGAGAAAACATGATCAACCTCACCCTAGACCAGAACGAAGTACAGGCCCTCGGCGCACTGCTTGATGTAGCCGTGAAGGCATCCGGCATCCAAGGAGCCAAGGCCGCAGTGCCGCTCTTCGCCAAGTTGGAAGCCGCAGTGGCCGAAGCCAACGCCAAAACACAGGAGACAGAATAATGGCAATTGTGAATTACGGGGTTGTCAGCCCCTCCCTGACGCTGACGGTCCAGATGGAACTGTCTGACGCCGACAGCGAGCGCATCGTGGCGTATCTCATGACCGCAACGCCCTACGGCACCGTGACTGAGAACGTCATCACCGACATTCCAAACCCCGCATGGTCGCCCGATCAGGAAGACCCGAATGACCCGCCCGAGTTCATTCAGCAGCAGGCATGGGTGACGCGCCCCGCAACGCCGGAAGAAGCCGTCACGGCATACGCCGAGAGCGTGATGAACAGCATCCTCCAGCAGGCCTACCAGTGGGACCAGCAGCAGGCCGCAGCAGAAGCCGCAGCCAACGTGCCGCCGATCACGCCGATCCAGCCTCCTGCGCCTGTTCCGCCACAGGAGCCGTAAGCATGAAAGCCCGCATCATACGATCCTGGGCTTGCGCTCCGGAGGGTCACACCATCATCCGCTATGATGCGGGCGAAAACGTTGAAGGCAAGGTGGCAGAACTTGCGCTGGCGGATGGCGCAGCCGTCGAAGTCAACGTCATGCCAGCTTTCGAAACCAAGATCGAACAGCCGCTGGAAGTCAAACGTCCGCGTGGCCGTTTTAGGAAGGAAGCATTTGAATGAGCCTTCGCGCCGCCGTTCCGCTTTATCAGTTCCGGGGTTCGGTTCTCACTTCCGCCCCTGCATCCGAGCCGGTGACGGCTACGGAACTCCGAACGCATCTCCGCACTGACAGCACGGAACTTCCGGACGCGGAAGCAAATACGCTCATCACGGATGCCAGGACCGAGATCGAGAACATGACCGGCCTTGCGTTCATCACGCAGTCGTGGCGGCTGTCGCTTGATCGCTGGCCCGCTGGTGGTGAAGCATGGTGGGATGGCGTGCGCGAGATGTCAATCACCGAACTGGCGCGCACCAGCACCATTCAAAGCCTTGTGATCCCGCGATGGCCTCTTCAATCGATCACCTCGATCACAACCTTTGACGAGAACAGCAATTCTACATCTGTCACGACCGCCAATGTCTTCGACATTGACATCTACCAGACGCCTGGAAGGTTGACACTCAAGCGGGGCCAGACTTGGCCGGTTGCTCTGCGCGCCAATAACGCCATCCAGATCATCTATGTGTCTGGATTCGCAAATGCAGCAGCAGTGCCGTCTCCAATGAAGCGCGCCGTAAAACAGCTTGCGGCCTTCCTCTATAGCAACCGTGGCGATGACTGCGATGCGAGTGATGCCTATGACGCATCCGGCGCTTCGGTCATTATGGCTCAATATAAGGCCATGAAGATATGACCTATCCCAGCAGTCTCGACATTGCGCGCGGGCTGGCTTCGGGTTGTCGGTCATTCAACAAGTTTGGCCGGAATACATCTGTTGGTTCCAGCTTCGTGCCTGTCAGCCGATCAGGCCACTACCGCACCCCGCAAGCCGGATCAGCCACCACGCTGCGCCTCAAGGCCGGTGGCAATGCCAACGATACGGCATCCGGCTCAGGCGCGCGGCAGATCACGCTCGTGGGGCTTGATGCAACCGGCGATGTCATCACCGAGACACTTGCAACCGCAGGAGCATCCGCCAGCGCCGCGACCACAAAGTCATTCATGCGCCTCACCGAGGCTTATGTGTCCAAGTCTGGCACCTACGCCAGCCAGTCAGCAGGAAGCCAAGCCGGGAATATCACAATCGAAAACGGATCAGGCGGCACCGACTGGGCGCTCATTGCAGACGGCACGCTCGGCAAGGGTCAGGCTGAAATCGGATCTTACACCACGCCGCTGAACCGCAGCGCCGCCGTCTCAAACATTACAATCTCGTCCGACAGCGACAAGAAAACCAATCTTGTCATGTTCCGGCGCGATAACATCCTTGAAACCGCCGCGCCATATTCGCCCATGACAATGATCATGGAATTTCCTCAAAACGCAGGCATCAATGAAATCATACTCGATCCGCCGTTGTTCTTCCCGCAATTGACAGACTTCGGGTTTCTCGCCGCCGTCGCATCGTCAACCGTCGATGTTTCCGTCAGCATGAATATAACGGAGTTCATCCCGCGATGATGAAATGTTGCAACATGAATTCCGGCAAGCTGAAAGAGCCGGTGACTTTCCAACGCCGCACCTTGACCAGCGATGGTGCAGGAGGCCAGACGGAATCCTGGGCCACCGTTTCCGGCGCACCGACCCGCGCCTATGTGGCTCCGGTTGGCGGCTCGGAGCGATTTGCTCATGACCGCACTGAGGCAACCGTTCGGTTGCGCCTTGTAGTTCGCTACACTTCAACATTGCTGGATTCCGACCGCGTGCAGATCAGGAACAAGATTCACAACATCCGGTTCCTCGATAACATGGAGTTCGCCAACAAGTGGCTTCAGATTGACGTTGATGGCGGGGTTGCGGCGTGAAGGATGTCAAGGTCGAGATCAAGGGGTTGAAAGAGGTCAACGCGGCCTTGCAAGCCTATGGGAAAGACCTTGGCAACTCTCTAGCCCTCATTGTCGATGCCACCGCTTTGGAAGCCGTCACGGACGTCCGTAAGGCCATACAGGGGCCTCCCAAGACTGGCAGGGAGTATGCCAGAGGCGTAAACAACGATAAGGTTCATCGAGCATCTGCTCCAGGCGAAGCACCGGCAACCGATACCGGCGGGCTTGTCATTTCGATCTACAACGAAAGCCGTGGCAAATATGCCAAGGCCATCGGAAGCCGTCTTGACTATGCCTACTACCTTGAGTTCGGCACCTTCAAGATGGCGAAACGTCCGTCTTGGATTCCCGCCGTCGAGCGGGCGATTCCAAAGATGCTGAAACGGGTTGAGATTGCAATCGCAAAAGCCAAGGCACGCGCGGAGAAGACAACGAAATGAAATCAGATGATCTCCAGACGGCAGTCTATAACAGGCTTAACGACAGCGCCGTCACCAGTCTTCTTAGCACCTACTACAGCCCGCTCGTGGCGATCTTTACCGATGTCCCGCAGGCGGCTGACAGTGAGTTGGAATCGGCATTCCCGTTCATCACCATCGGGGCTGACACGATCAATCCGTTCGACAGCAAGGATGATCTCGGCGGATCGGCAATCGTTCAGATTGATGTGTGGGACCGTGCCGCATCCATGCTCGATCTGAAGACTGTAGTCGATGCTGTGGATGGCCGGATGCGCCGCCAGCCGCTTTCCATCGCGGGCGTCACGCACATCACCACCGAACTTGATTCTTGCAACTTCTCGCGCGATCCTGATGGCAAGACCAAGCGCGGCCTCATCTTGTACCGTGTATTGTGGATTGCATAGTTTCCGTGATATAATCACGGCCAAACAAGAGGTTCTTGCATGGCTATTTCTGGCCGATCAGTTCGCATAAGCCGCAACGGCTCCAACATCGTGGGCGCTCGTGCTGACAGCGTGACGATCAATAATGAGCCGCTCGACATCACGGACAAGGACGATTCCGGCTGGCGCACCATGCTGGGCGATGTCGGCTTGCGCTCTGTCTCTTGCGAGATAGAAGGCGTGCTCAAGGATACCGTCCTCTTGGCGGATTCCGTAGGCAACGCCACCACGGCGCTCCTCAAGGAGTGCGTTGTCACGATCAGCGGCATCGGCACCTTGACCGGCGACTTCATGCTCCAAGGTCTCCAGATCGGCGCAGAACAGGCTGATGTCGTGACCTTCACCGCCACACTTGAGAGCGGCGAGAACATGACCGCCACCATTGGCCCGTACAACACCGTTCTCCCGGCGATCACCGGCACGCTCTCTGGCACCAACGTCCAGACCACCACGAATGGCACATGGGCTGGTGATGCCACGATCACTTTCGCCCGCCAGTGGCAGCGCGCCAATGCTGCTGATCCTAATGATCCGTCATGGGCCAACATCGCATCTGCGACCGGAACGACTTACACACTCACAGGCTCCGACACCGGAAAGTATATCCGGTGCCGTGTAACCGCCACCAATAGCGTAGGGTCTACGGTGGCCTTCTCCAACATCCGTGGACCCGTGACCTAAGAAAGGAACTAAAAATGGCTGCAATCTCTGGCCGCAAAGTGCGGATCAAGCGCGGCTCGACTGCCGTGGCTGGCGCTCGTGCCGATAGCTTCACCATCAACAACGAGCCGATTGACATCACCGAAAAGGATGACAACGGCTGGCGCAAGATGCTGGCTGATGTCGGTGTTCGCTCCATCGATGCCGAAGTCCAAGGCATCCTTGAGGACACCACCTTCCTGGCGCTTGCCGTTGGCACCGCCTCGGCGCTGCTCGAAGCCTATACCATCGAACTGCTCGGCCTCGGATCATTCACCGGCAACTTCTTCCTTGCCAGCTTCGCCGTCACCGGCGAACAGGCAGACGCCACGACCTTCACGGCCTCGATCCAGTCCTCTGGCACGATTACGTTCACGGCCTCGTAATCATGGCAATTTTTCGGGAGCTAACAATCAAGTGGAAGGGTGAAGAGTATCGCTTCGTCCCTTCCATGAAGCTGATGCGATCAATCGAGATGGGCGACATATCCTTCACGGACATCGCCGTTCGCACAAGCCAAGGTCGCCCGCCTGTCAGTCACATCGCTTTCGTTCTGTCCAAGATGTTGCAGTCGGCAGGTGCCAAGGTCACGGACG